CATTGTTGGTTGCAACTAACAAACGCATAGCAAATAAAATCCTAGGAATACATTCATTTGGTAACAATCACGGAAATAACGGAGCAGCGGCTGTGACACAGGAGAAAATTCAGGAGTTACTGCAGAAAATCCCAGTAAAGTTTCAGATTAGTGAACCCGAGCTAGATGTCGTGAAAGGAGAACCCTTGTCCCATCAGGACGAGGTAGTCAAGAATGTCTTCAACCAAGGTGCATTGAAAAGAGCACCGGTTTCCCCATCAAAGACAAAATTGACCCCATCCCCCATTCACAACTTCACCCCATCCCTTACCCGACCCGCGTGTCTATGGAATTCTCAAAACGATCCCATGACACAAGGGTTACTGAAGGTGACGAACGTACCAGAGCCTATCCCCAGTGATTTACTCAAAAGATGTGTAGATCACACGTTTGAAATGTACAAACCCTTTGCAGGGCGCGTACTGACAGACGAGGAGACAATCTCAGGTTGTTCCGAAATCAATGTGGTACCTCTTTCGAGAAGTACTTCTCCAGGATACCCCTGGTGCTTAGACAACCCAGGCGTTGGAAAGCAACATTGGTTAGGAAAAACCGACTACGTTTACTCACCCGAAGTAATAGGAAAGATGACGGAGAGGTTAGCGGCGGCTAGCAAAGGAATAAGGACAGAAACAATTTGGATAGATACCCTTAAGGACGAGAGACGTCCGCATGCAAAGGTGCTCGCAAATAAAACGCGAGTATTTAGCTGTGGACCAATGGATTATATAATGGCCGTAAGGAAATTGTACGGTGCATTTGTAGGGCATGTAATGAATAATAGGATTAAGAATGAAATGTGTGTGGGAGTTAACGCTTACTCCCAAGAGTGGACTTTGATTGTTCACCGGCTAAGAGAAGTCGGATCAAAGTATATAGCTGGTGATTTTTCGAATTTCGATGGATCACTGCTATTGGATGTGTTGCGTGCAATTAATGATAAGATAAATGAATTGTACGGAGATGAGCATGAACTGGCTCGGAACACACTGTTTGAGGAAATCTGTAATGGCGTGCATGCCGCACGCGGATGCGTCTATTCGTGGACGCATTCACAACCTTCAGGAAATCCTTTAACAGTAATCATCAACTCTATCTTCAATAGTGTGGTGATGAGATTGGCGTGGGTAGACACCGGACGGACGTTAGTTGAGTACGATCAGTTTGTGAGAGCACAAAATTATGGTGACGATAATGTTTTATGTATAGCAGACAATGTAATCGAAGAGTTCAATCA